TTACGCCTGCCATGCCTGGTACGGCGGCAACCCGGTCGATTCCGGGGCGTGGTTGCGCGGCAAGCTCGGCGACGGTGTGGTCGGAATCCTGCGCGAGAAGATGGCGCGGCGGGTCAAAGTACCAAAGGCGGAAGAGGCGGAAATCGCCGCCCATTACCGCAAGGAGCTGGCGCGGATGCAGGTTTTGCGCAAGCAGGGTGAGACCGGGCGGATTGAGTTTGAGAGCTGGCAATGAGTATCGAGTATCACATGATGCGCTGGCGCCGGTGGAATTTGCTACGCAATGGCACACCACAAGGCGCGCGCTGCAATCTGGGGAAATGGGCGCAGTCCGAACCTGATGCCGATGACGTCGCGCCGTTGTCGGATGATGAGGCCGAGGCGGTCAATCGCGCGCTGGCGTCGCTCAAGGTTAAGTATCCCGATGCGTATCAGGCCGTCATGGTGCGTTATCATGATGGGGTGTCCAACAAGCAGGCAGCAGCGCGACAATGCGGCACGAGTGTTACGGCGATGTATCGCAGTTTGCTGGCCGGTCATGCGTTTCTGGACGGATCGCGTTGTGCGGCAGGAGGTTAATCATGGCAAACGCAAAAACGGAGCATAGCAGACGGCTACGCCGGGCAACGGCGGATGCTTTTCAAAGCCGCCTGACAGCGGCTAACCGCTTTGAGGTCAAGCACAAAGACCCGGCGGTCATCGCGGCCATCCGTGCCGGGCTGGAACAGGTGAAGGGGAGCAATCAGGCGGAAAAAATTCTTTTTCTTTTAGAGTGTTATCAAAAGAGTTCGGGGTAGGGGGTTGTATTACCAGGCGCATGGTAATAAAATGCGCCCATCGGAACAAAAAACCGATACCTCAAATCAATGCGCAAGCCCACAGGGGCGGCGTCAAGTTAAGTCTAAACAGGAGACGAACATGTCAAAATACACCATCACCCACGCCTGCGGCCACGAAGAAGTCCATAACATCGTTGGCACCAACGTCCACGGCGAACGCGATAAAAAAGCCGAATGGCTCTCTACTCGCCTCTGCTATGAATGTTACAAAAAAGCACAAAAAGAAGCTGTGCCTGTGCCTGATGTCGGTTACGTAGCGCTGGAAGGCTCTGAAAAGCAAATTGCATGGGCGGAAGATATTCGCGCAAAGGTAGCTCCGCTCATAGTGGACGGGCAAGAGAAAGCAAACGCCGCATCACACCGCAACCCTGCCGTTGCCGCCGCAATGAATGCGGTGCTACAGGAATTGCGTGAACAGTCATCCGCCAAGTGGTGGATTGACCACCGCGATACCATTGATTTAGCCTGGATGACAAAACAGGCTAAGGAGAAAATGTAATGTCCCCAATTACTGAAAAGGAAATGTACACACTGGGTCAATTGACCCGGTGTGTTTGGGCGGACGGCGAAGTGCCGACGAATATTTTGAGCCTCATGCTGGCGTATCCAACCAAGGGTATCGGTATGGCGCACAATACCGATGCCTGGCGCAAGGCAGACCAAGAAGAAATCGCCCGCATCATTGCGAAACTGCCCGCCGAATGGGATGAAAGCAACCCTGTTCCGCAAGGTGCGCGCGGGGCGTTTTGGAATGGTTTTTATCAATATGCCGCCCTGCGGGATAAACAACAGAATCTAACGGCAGATAGTCTCACCGAAATTGGGGTCGTCCTTTGGGGTGAGCATTGGCAAGCCAAAATGGCGGAGGCGCTTGGGCTGTCCGGTACGGCGAGAATCCGGCAATGGCTGACCGGTGGAAATATCCCCTTTGGCGTATGGGCGGAGCTGGATTTGATGCTGCGCGCCCGTGGAGAACGTATTGACGCCATCCGTGGCAATATCGGCAAGGTGGCAACGGCGGATGTGCCAAACTCTTGACATTGGTGCGTACCAAAACTATACTAAATCCATTAGGTTGGAATGAGTGCAAGCAAATTCCATCTGAACGTTTCGATAGCCCGCCTTGTGCGGGCTTTTTGTTTATGCGCGCATACTTCCGCGCATGTCATGCCCTATCAGTTTGCCGCCGTAGGCAGATTGTTTCCCGCCCGCTCACGCGGGCTTTTTTATTGCCCGGAGGCAACCATGATGAAACTTACCAAAGAACATCTTGATTCCCTTATCGCTGGCGTGGACTATCACCGCCTGGACGGCACGACCGTCACCATTTGCGCGCTGACATTGCGCAGCGGGTTTGTGGTTACGGGTGAGTCCGCTTGCCTCGATCCTGCCAGTTTTGACGCGGAAATCGGGGAGCAAATCGCTTACGCCAACGCTTTTGAAAAGCTGTGGCAGTTGGAGGGCTATCACGTCAAGGCGCTTGCTGCGCTGGAGGGCAGATGAGAGACACCTACGACAAAGCCCTTGCCCTGCTGATCGCAGATGAGGGCGGCTACGTCAATGACCCGCACGACAGCGGCGGCGAGACGAATTACGGTATCACCTGGCGCACTTACAATGCCTATCGCAAGCGCAAGGGATTGCCGGAGCAGAGCGTCAAGGATATCTCCATGCAGGAGGTACATGAGATTTACCGGGCGCAGTATGCCAACGTCATCCGCTACGACCACCTGCCCGCCGGTCTGGATTATGCCGTCTTCGACTTTGCGGTCAACAGCGGCACCAAGCGGGCATCCAAGTTTTTGCAGGAGATTGTCGGCCAGCGTACTGATGGCGTCATCGGTATGCAGACGTTGCAGGCGGTGGAGGATTATGTCGCCCAGTACGGTGTGGAGCAGTTGATTTTGCGCCTGTGCGATAACCGACTGAAGTTCATGCAAAAGCAGAAAAACTGGAAGCGATACGGCAAAGGCTGGGGGCGGCGCGTGGCAGAGGTTAAAGCCGATGCGCTGCGCATGGCTGCCGGTCATGTGCCTGCTAACAAGATGTGTGTGGCGGATGGGCGCAATCAGAAATGCGACGGCGAGCTGTCGCTCATTGGCTCCATCAAGGAGTCGCCGCGCAGCAAGGGCGCTGCCGTCGGGCTGGTCAGTACGGCGTTTGCCGCGCTCCCGGAAGCGATGGAGGCGGCGCGTCCGGCGCAGGAGTTTGTGGATTTTGCACGCTATGCGGGCTGGATCGGTTTGGTGATCGTCGCTGCCGCGCTGGTGTACATCATTTGGGAGCGCAGCCGTGCAACGGATTAAGGGCTGGGCGCTGTATGCGCTCGCTGGCGTTGTCGTCGCCCTCGCGGTTGCGGTCAATGTGCTGCGCGCACGCAATGCCCGCCTCGATGCGGAGCTGGAGCGGCGCGAGCGCTCACGTTTGCAGGCGATTGCCGACGGCCTCAAGGCACGGGCGGAGCGCGCCAATCAGGCGGCGGTTGCGTCCAAGCGGGAGCGCGAGGAAGCGGAAAAAGGTATGAAGGAAGGACGGCGTGATTATTTTGAGAAGTAAGACGGTGGCGTTGGCCGCCGTTTTTGTTTTTGGCGCGGCGGGCTGCGCGCGGACGGAGTTTGTACCTTTGCCGCCTCCGCCCTGTCCGCCGATGCCAATTTTGCCTTCTATCAGCGCGCAGGAGTTAGGCGGGGTGAGCGACGATGTTTATCGCCGCCTGGTGGAGCGCGAATTGCGGTTGAAGGAGTTTATCGGACAGTTGGAGGCTAATTGTGGAGGCTGAGATGGAGCGACGTATGACGCTGCTTGAAGCAACGCAGCAACACCACGCGGAAGAAATCGGCTGGCTGAAGAATGAGAGCAGGCAATTAACGGCGGCTGTTTTGAAGTTGCAGAAGACGATGGAAAAGATTTTGTGGGTGGTGTCCGGCGCGGCGGGAATGTATCTCGTCAATGCGGTCGGGCTGACCGAGGTTATCAAGAGGTTGTTGTAATGGCACGTCTGTCGGCAGAGCAATGGGCAATGGCACGCGCGGATTTTGAAATCCGTGGGTTGTCGGTATCGGAGATTGCGCGCCAGTATGGTTGTGCGAAGTCTGCGGTTTCGATGCGCGCCAAGGCTGATGGCTGGCAGGCGGGCAAAACTGAACAGGCGGTAGCCGATAAGTCCAATGCAATCATGCAGCTGGCAAGAGTTGAACAGGAAACTGAACAGAAGCTGAACGCTACTGAACGCGCAGTATTTGACGCTGTGGTACGTGATGATGTGAGTTTCCGCTTGCAGAATGACGCGGATATGGAGGCGGTGCGCCAACACGTGATGTCGCTGCTGGCGACGACGGAGAAGGCGGCGGATGCGAAGGCGATTATGGAGACGCTGCGCATTCAGCGCGAGGCGCGTTTGGGCAAGGTGCCGGATACGGCTATCCAGATTAACAACAATAGCGCGCCGGAGATTGACCCGCGCGAGGCGCCGGACAAGGTGGCGGGGTTGCTCGCGATTGCGCAGGCACGGAGGGAGGCAGATGTTGGCGCATGAGGTGGAGGCGTTGTTGCCGTATTTGACCGATGATGAGCGGCGCGAGTTAGGCCGCTGTTTGGCGGTTGCGCCGAAGTGGACGCCGCTGCCGGGCAAGCAGGCGATGGCCTATACGTCGCAGGCGGATGTGATTGGTTACGGCGGTGCGGCGGGGGGGGGGGAGGGGGGGTTGGGGCGGGGGGCGGGGGGGGGGGCGGCACCCACAGAG